GACGATGATGGCAACTTTCTTTCAGTCACGTCAAAAAAAGGCAATAGATCCAGAATCGATGCTTTGGCTAGAGAAGTTCGCACATTCGGTATATATGAAGGCGGGCCTAAATTTCTTTCTGCAAGAAGAAAAATTGATGACGAAGAATTTGAATACCAAAAACAAAGACTTAACTGGGGATTAATTCCAGACCCTATGGATATTGGTAACTATAAAGATGAAATGAAAAAGATGGGTGGCATGAAATGATTGAGGTTCAAGAAGAAGACGGAAATACAATTGATATATCTAACACAGCCGACTGGTTTTCTTTTAAAAAAGAGCAGCCAACAAGTGACCCATTTGCAATAAGCGGAGATGACCTAAAAAAAGTAAGAGGCTTGGGAACAGCATTTAAAAGAAAAATTAACCGAGAGTTTTCAAAAGCCTTTACAGGAATTGAAGGCGTAGGCACACAACAAAATCTTCTTGCACAGGCTATTAGTGGCTATGCAATGTTTGACCTTATTGAGCCACCATACAACCAAGAATATCTATCTAAAATTTATGAAGTGTCAACATATAACTATGCAGCAATTAATGCAAAGGTTGCAAACATTGTTGGTCTAGGATACGATTTTGTTGAAACAAAAAAGACAAATGATGCATTTGATTCAATAACAGATGAGAAACAATTAGAAAGAGCCCGCAAAAAGCTTAACAAGTTGCGCCAAGACCTGCACGGATGGCTGGACACAACAAATGAAGAAGATACCTTTACTCAAACATTAATTAAGGTGTACACAGATTTAGAAGCAACAGGAAATGGCTATATTGAAATAGGCAGAACTACAGGCGGAAACATTGGATATATTGGGCATATTCCTGCAAAGACAATGCGTGTCCGTAGACTAAGAGATGGCTTTGTTCAATTGCTTTACGGCAAGGCAGTGTTCTTTAATAATTTTGGAGACACAGAAACAGAGAATCCGATTGCTGGACAAGAAGATCGACCAAATGAAATTATACATTTAAAGAAGTACACACCAATGAACAACTACTACGGCATACCAGATATTGTGGCTGCCCAGGTTGCTCTAACTGGCAATGAATTTTCTGGAAGATATAACCTAGACTACTTTGAAAATAAGGCGGTCCCAAGATATATTATTACAGTAAAGGGAGCAAAGCTTTCACCAGAGTCAGAAAGAAAGCTGCTTGAATTTTTCCAGGTTGGGTTAAAGGGCAAGAACCATAGATCCCTATATGTCCCACTTCCATCAGATACCCCTGACTCAAAGGTTGAATTTAAGATGGAGCCAATCGAAGCTGGAAACCAAGAAGGCTCATTTGAGAAATATCGTAAATCAAATAGAGATGAAATTTTGCTAGCCCACCGTGTTCCAATTAATAAAATAGGAACACCAGAAGGAGTTAATTTAGCAGTTGCTCGTGACGCAGATAAAACATTTAAAGAGCAAGTCTGTAGACCCGCCCAGATGATTCTAGAAAAGAAAATTAATAATATATTCGGCGAGAAGACAGACGCATTGCTTTTAAAGTTTAATGAATTAACATTGACTGACGAAGATACCCAGTCTAAAATTGACGAAAGATATTTAAGAATGCAGGTCATTACCCCTAACGAAGTTAGAATTAGAAAGGGCATGATCCCAATTGATGGCGGAGATAAGGTAGTAGACCTTCAAGCCCAAGCAGCAGAAATTAAAGCCCAAGCTGGGAACACCAGACAAAGGTCTCAAGATCGCCAAGCAACTTCCCCAGATGTTTCTGGAGAAGGAAGAAATGCTAAAGGCGACGGCAGACAAGTTGACTAACCCCACTCAACTGTTATTTGCCTTTTTATCTATAAGTCGCTAAAATTAAGCATATGAATATTGAAAAGTCTTTGTGGTCCAGTCATGGCGACAACATCAGTCTATCGGTTCCCTTTACAAAGGTTAACCGTGAAAAAAGAACGGTGTCAGGATTCGCTACATTAGATAATGTTGATCAGACAGGCGACGTTGTCACAGCAGAAGCAAGCCTAAAAGCTTTTGAAGGCTTTAGAGGAAATCTTCGTGAGATGCATAACTCAACAGCAGTCGGTAAGGTTGTTTCATTTAAGCCAGAAACATACTACGATCCAAAATCAAAAGAATTTTATAACGGTGTATATGTAGATGCATATATTTCAAAAGGCGCACAAGATACTTGGGAAAAGGTTTTAGACGGAACTCTATCTGGATTCTCAATCGGCGGTAAAATCAATGAGTCAGACAATGAAGTCAACAAAGCAAATGGTAAGACAGTAAGATTTATTAAGGATTACGATTTGATTGAATTGTCAATTGTAGATTCTCCAGCAAATGAACTTTGCAATGTTCTATCTATTCAAAAGGTAAACGGCCAATTGGTATTTAAGGGAATTGCAACTGAAGTAGTAACAGAAAATATTTTTTATTGTGAAGAAAGCAATTCTGTTTTTATCTCAACAGAAAAAACATATGACTCTCCAGTATCTGGAAAGCCAGCACAACTAATTGGTTGGGTTGAGAGCTCAGATGTTAACAAGTCAAAAGAGATTGATAAGATTCTTGATGCATATAAGCATTCAAGATTTACGTTGCCTGATACACAAATAGCAAAACAGGCAAACGCAGAAGGAGGTAATGAAGTGTCAGAAAATACAGAAAACGTAGTTGTTGAAGATGCAGCTGTTGAAGCAGCACCAGAAGCAACCGTAGAAGAGACAACAGAAGTTGCAGTAGATGCAGCGCCTGCAGTCGAAGATGCTCCTGCAGAAGATGCAGTAGCGGAAGACACAGCTGCCGAGACTCTGGAAAAAGTAGCCGACGTATCAGAAGATAAGGTTGAAGAACCTGATTTTGCAAAGATGTTAGGCGACCTAAAGGGCTTTTTCTCAGAAACTCTAAACAAGGCATCAGAAGTTAATGCAGCACAAGTAACAACAATCCAAGAGACTGTTGAAGCTTTCAGCAAGAGCGTAGACGCTAGAATTTCAGAGTTGGCAGAACAACACACAGTACTATCAAGTGCTGTAAAAGATATCAAGAGCACGATTGATGGTGTACAAAAGCGTGTCGATGCAGTAGAGTCCGAGACTGCAATTAAGAAGTCTTCTGATCTTGGCCGATCAGAGGAAGTAACAATCAAGAAATCTAAATGGAACGGTTCTTTCCTCGGTTCCGTGAACGAAATATTTAACTAAGGTAGGTATAATAATATGAGCAATGAACTATTAGAAAAAGCAGCCGCAGCTGGTGCAACAGTATCAACTGGATTTGGCTCAACAACTGGTGGAACAGGAGTACACAGAGCTTCCGAAAACGGAAACGGTGGACTACTTAACCCAGAACAATCTGCTCGCTTCCTAGACTATATGTTCGACGCAACCGTAATCGGTAAGGTTGCCCGTACAGTTAGACTTAAGGCAGACACAGCAGAGATTGACCGTATGTCAATCGGCGAGAAGCTTATGCGTCTCGCATCAGAAGGAGAAAACACTGGCGAAAACAGTGCAGTAACTTTCTCAAAGATCTCTTTGACAACAAAGAAACTTCGCATGGACTGGGAGCTTTCAACAGAGTCTCTAGAAGACAACATTGAAGGTGCAGACCTTGAAGATCACATTGCCCGCTTGATGGCAACACAAGCAGGAAATGACATCGAAGATGTTATCCTTAACGGAAACACAGCACTTTCAGGAGACGCACTTTACAAGTCATTTGATGGCGTTGTAAAGAAGGCAAAGGCATCAGGACGTGTCGTAGACGCAAACGGTGCTGGAGTTTCTCGTGAAGTATTCAACAAGGCACTTAAGGCTATGCCACGTAAGTACAAGCAACGTCGTGGAGACCTTCGCTTCCTTGCTGGATCAAACTTGATTCAGGACTTCCTATATGCTAACAGCATTGGAACAAACCAAACAATTCCACAAGATATCGCTTCAAGCGTTATCCGTGGTGGAGTTGCACCACTAGGTGGACCTGCAGGATATGTGGCACCATTCGCATTCGGTATTCCGATTGTTGAAGTTCCACTTCTTCCAGAGACACAAGCTGGAGATTACTCAGGACAAACTGGTTCACACGGAGATATCCACTTGACATTCCCAAATAACGTAGTTATTGGTATCAAGCGTGATGTAACTGTTTACCGTTTCTTCTGGCCACGTAAGGACTCAATCGAGTACACAATGTACACACGTGTTGGCGTCCAAATCGAACAAGCTGACGCTTGGGTAGTCGTAAAGAACGTTAAGGTTGCTTCTTAATTAGAATTAACCCAAGAAAGGCCCCCAATTAATTTTGGGGGCTTTTCATTTTAATTTAACAATGCTATAATTGAAGAACCTAACAAAGGAGAAAATATGTCATTTGAGACATTAAAAGTTGCAGAACTCAGAAAGATTGCAGAAGACTTTGCAGTTGATACTGATGGAATTAAAAATAAGGCAGACATTATTGCCACTCTTGCCGAAGAGGGCGTGACCTGGTCTGTATACCAAAAGACAATTAAAGATGTTGAAGAGGCAGCTGAAGAGTTTGCTGAAACGGAAGAGATACTTCCTAGATTTGATCCAAAGTCAGATAAGCCAGAGGATACAGTTCTAGTAAGAATGACAAGAGAAAATTATAGATACGACATAGTCGGATTTACGTTTACAAAGGAGCACCCTTTTGTTGCAATGACAGAAGAAGATGCTCAGAAAATTTTTGACAAGGAGGAAGGTTTCCGCATAGCAACCCCTAAAGA